CGTCTGGGCAGAGAGGAGGGAACCATGAGCGATTGCAGCGCGAAGGCGAGCGAGCAGCACAGGACGTGCGGCGCATGCGAAGAGCTGTACATGGCACCTAGGTGCAATCGGTTCGGCCACGTGATGCTCGATGAAAACGACGAGCCCGACGATGACGGCACGACATTCGCCGACTACTGTTCGTTGTGGACGCCGCGCACTGAGCCGACCCTGGAGCAACGCTGCCAGCAGCTTGAGCAGGTGGCGCGTGACATGCACAGCGCGCTCAATCACTGCTCAAGCGGTTGTTCGGATGGGTGCCCGATGCTGGACGATGGCTGCACCGTTTCCTCCGGCGAATTGCGGTCGCGCCTTGAGGCGTTGGGGGTGAACCTTGGCGACTAGAGACGAAAGGCCCGAAGAGTTCGTCAGGCTCGATGAGGCGCTGGACGGGCTGTTGGGAATGCTCGCCGAGCCGTTCGTGCTCATCGCAAAATGGTTCATCGGGAAGATTGGGAGGTAATCGATGACTGACAGCATCATCCAAAGCAAGCGGGCCTGCTACGCCACGGGCGCCGAGTACGGCCTCGATCGGCACCATTGTTTCAAGGGGTCGCGGCGCAAGGCCTCCGAGCGCCACGGCCTGTGGGTGTGGCTTCGGCACGACGTGCACATGGACATGCACGACCACCGCAAGCCCTACGAGACGTTGGAGAACGACCTCAAGCGCGTGGCCCAGCGGGCCTTCGAGGCCAACGGCGGAACGCGCGAGGAGTTCATGCGGGCGTTCGGGGCGAACTACCTGGGCGACGAAGGCGATTCCCGTGCATCCGCAGGATACTGGCGCGAGGGTATCCTGAAACCCGGGGAGGCGGGGGAGGCCATCGCCGAGCTTGTGCGCAAGGCAGCTTCCCGAGCGGAATGAGAACGGGGGTGCCCAGGGCAGCGCGGGGGCTGGCGCCCTGCCGATGCGGGGGAGAGCCGGAGAGGCTGTCGAGGCGAACCCGGCGCGGGACGAGGTGGTTTGTCCGATGCACTGCCTGCGGGAGGAGGACGCACCTCCACCGGCCCAACGGCGGCGACATAGGCGAGTGGAACAACGGCTA